GTTTAAAAGTATTCGCGGGTTGAGTTGTGCCTATGTAAATTTCAGGATTAGAAGCAGGAACTAAAGCAAGTACTTCTTCAACCGTTGCCTTTTTCCCTCCTGCAAGAATTACCTCATCTTCGAGGGTGGGGGTAGTCTCGGTGAATTGATCGAGTTGTGCAGAAATTAATTCAGGCGTTAAAATGAAGTTCATCCACTTAATCCCGTAAGGCTTAATTATGTATTGTTTAGTCTGTTGATTAACAACTACTTTATAACTTATCATACTGTTATCGCTTTTAAAATAGTCCAAGTCCCGGCTGCAAAACCTGTTAAACGAACACCATTTAATAGTGTAACGTCAAAATCAAAAGTATAAACACCTTCTTTAAGATCGACAATACTCGAAGGAATTATAATCTTATTCGTGTCAATAGTTAGTGTTCCATTTGCGGTTGAATATGTTTTATAAAGGTCTCCGTCCTTAACCATATTCATAACGATAGTAGAGCCTGTCAAATCTAAAGCTACCTCGCCATCAGTATCAATATTATAAACGTCAATTTCTGCACCTTCAAAGGTTGAATTTTCATAACAAGGATTTAATACTATTATATCGCTCATAATGTCGCTAAGATTATATTGTTATTTGTTAGAGTTGTGTTAACGGACGGATTAACTGAAAGAGTTTCATCCCAAATAAATTGTTGACCGCTAACAATAGTATCATCGATTGAAACTAAGTTATCAGTAACTAATTTACCTAACAAGTCAAAAGTACCGTAAGTCATAAGACAAATGTCGTATATTGATTGTCCGTTAATAGCTTGATATTGCATTTGGATTAATTGTTAATTGTCCGTTATTGTTACTTATAATCGGTGAAGCTGCATATCCATCATCCGCTAAATTCAAAGTGATAGACCGGTTTATTTCCTGAAAGTTTTTACTCTTAAGATACTGCCGGATATTAACACCATCAGTATAGTTTTCTTTCCACCAACCCGGACCCGCATTAATTGTGTCCTCTATATGTTGATCGTCACTTTCACCAATAACTAAATCGTTATTCTGAATAATCAAATCATTATCTAAAAGCTGTATGTCAGTTCGTGCCATGGGTAATATCTAAATTTTCAATGTCTGATTGTGCTGTCTTACTTAAACTGCTATTAAACCATGTAGTTGTTATCAATTTTAATGCTGCCCCTCCGTCCGATGGAACTGTCACCCAAGTTTTAAAAGCGTTTTTAAGGGCGTTTAGATCGTTTTCTAAAGTATTTAGTTTTGTCGTTAAATCTTTTACTTTAACTAAACCGCCAAAAGAACCATCGTTAAATATTATCTTTTCACTCGCTAAAATCCAAATGTTTTTTATTCCTGAAAACTGAACAGCAAAAGGTTCTATATTTTGAGAAAAAATTACTTTAATCGTTGAGCCAATTTCAGGCTCTATAAGAACACCATCATCAACCGAAGCCATTAACCTAACCGTTGGTAGTTCGTATTCTGTGTGCCCGTCAATTGCGGTACAACTACATTTCCGATTCGGAATATCAACAATCAAAACAACTGCATTTACATAAGTAACATTATCGTTCTTATGTTGATCTGTCATCTTGAAAATTGATTGTATAATCGCTCTATCGCTTCCAGGCATATTTAAGGTATTATGTAATCTAACTGAATTTTTTGTCTTATACCATTCATCCCGCACTCATATTCAACTCCCTTACACTTGTACTTTCCGTTTCTTTCGGGTAAAACGGGGTCTTGAATCGTAATATTATCCCCTGACTTAACATAAGGAATGCCAAATGTAGTAAACTTTCCTCTAAAACCTGAATAATAGTATTTTTTTATTTCCTTTGTTGCTAATTCTATTAACTGAGCCATTGTCGTAGCTTGTGGATATGGCAACGTCATTCTTTCCCCTCCCGTATTTGGTGGATAGTCTCCGCCTGCAGGCTTAGGAAAAATAACAGGCTCATCACTTCCATGCGCCAAAGTTAAAAGGACTTCTAATCGTACTTTTTTTGTTTTTTTGCTTCCATCTTTACAGGTTTCCCCAGTTTCCTCTTCAACGCTATTCGAGGCTAAAATAGAAAGTACGGTATCCTCTTTTCTTTTATAAGTTAGATCATCAGAAATGATATTTTGTTGAAAAGCAAAAGTAAAATTATTTGCCAATTTTGGGTTATAAACGATAAGTCCACAATATAAAGTGTTTCCCCGAAAGTAGCTTTCAAAATGCCATGTTTTACGCAGCCTACCCAAGCACTCAGCAACCGTTTCATTGCCGACCCTCAGCTCTCCAAAAGTTGTATTTTCAGTTGTGTCAATTGATAGTTGTTTTTCCGGATGATTATCGTTCCATGGTTTTAATAGATATGTCAAAATACTTTGTAACGTGTCAGTAGCTTTAAATGTCTTTGTTGGACAGGGTAATTGTTTTAATAACCAGAAATTATCCTCTACTTTGAAATCAATTATTTTCTTTGAACTTATTTCAGAAATATAACCTTCAAATAAATGCGATGTACTCGTTTCAGTTCCTTCTATGATTGTTTGACCATTTTTTGGATATTGGTAATAATAATCTAATGTTATTTCGTCACCACACATCAAAATCGGCGGTAATCCTGTCAGATCGTTTCCCCCAATAGGTTGATTAATCCCTGAAATATTTATCTGTTTACCCGTTGAATCATCAATTATCTTTATATTTTTAGGTAGTGTTACTTTCCCGCTATTGGTAAAATCTCGCCATGAATCAGAACATGAAAATTCATGGCAAAAGTCAAACTTTAAGACCTTATTTCTTGCAACACTTTTAAAGGGTGTTTTTTGAGTGATAACTATTTTGGATTTTACTATAAACATGTTTTATAACATATAATATAAAGTACTTATATTGAAAAAAGAATTGTAATTTTGTAATCAAAAAAAAATGATAATTTATAATCCGGCTATTGTCATAGAATGCTATAAAATTAATTTTTTTATGCCTTCCCGAAATTATAGCGGTATAAAATCTTATCTTTCTGTAAATTATTCATATCTTTATCTAAATTAAATATGTAACTCTACATAACTATCACTAATTGCATTTACTGAAAATCCCTGATAAGAATATCCGCCCTCTTCCTGCTCAAAGGAGCGTTCGTCAAAAACGATATACCAAACTTTCATCTCGTTATTTAGAAAATCCGATACAACAGGAATAGTTATAGGTGCTTTAATAAGTTGTATTAAGTCTTGTATTTCTTTCTTTGGTCGTTGTCCGTTCTTGCCTGTAATAACTCCTCTAAAACTAATCTGTACGTCTCCCTCCCCGATATATTCTTTAATCGTTCCGTCTCGTCCTTGTATTTCTGTCTTAACAATATTACGGGGTAATGTACATGAAACTAAAATAGATTGAAACGTGATGATAGGTAGTACAACGGTTGTTATTCCATCAACACCTAAGTAAGTTATATTATCTTTTTGACCTGCTTTTGTTCCGAATGTCACCTGTGAATATACAGGAGTACCGAGTGCCGACACGCCGTAATTTGCAGTACCTTTCAGCCAATCATCGGTAATTGTTCTATCAATAACAAAATCTTTTGTCTGATAATTATGTTCAGGTGGTTGTGTCCGAGTTGTCCCCGATTCAATTATCATGCGTGCCACTTGTGCCCCGATTCCAATTACTGATTCATTACCGGTTATTAAATTGTTTTGAGGTATGTCCATAATTTTAATAATCTGCAACCATTAATGTGTCGTGAGTAGCTCCTACTAACATTTCGGTTAGTATCTCTTTTATCTTTCCTGCACCTTCGTGTAAATTCGTTGTCGAAATAGTTATTCCGCCTGACATTAAGGGTGCGTTATAGGCAACATGAATGTTTATTGTCTTTTGTCCTTCGGCTTTGGTTTTTGGAGTTGGTGCATTTGTGCCGTCTCCACCGGGTTTGCCAGTAGCCCCAACTTTTGCGGGTATATTAGATTTTTTCTTTATTCCTTCTTTTGCAGCTTCTTGAGCATCTTTGTTCCATGCTGCATCAATTTCTTTGCCAGCGTCCTTTACTGCATTAACAGTATCTTTAAGTCCTTGTTTTAAAAGTTTAGCACCATCAAAAGGGGCCCTTAAGAAACCAAGTATAATCTCTGTCAATCCAAAAAATACGAGTCCAACTCCTTTTCCAAATGCTTTAATAATATCCCAAACCCCGATTAACATTTTACCAAAACCTCCGAAATGATTAGACAATGAAATTATCCATGAAACAAGTTCGTAGATAAGTGCTATTAATGCAGCAATTCCCAACACTATTAATCCAATCGGATTGGCATCCATGGCCAAATTTAAAGCCCATTGAGCCGATGTGAGCACTCCTAATCCTGTTGCTCTAGCCATATCCCAACCAAGAAGCAATTCACTTGCTGTTGTACTTATTCCTTTCCAATATACTGATAGTTTTTCAAGGGCAATAATACCTAACATAATACCCTTATATGTTGCATATATTCCAATAATTAAGGTAAGAGCTGATGAGTATTCTTTTATAAATTTAACTGTATCTTTTAAAACTCCTACCAACCACTCCATAGCAGGAATTAATTTCTTTACGATTTCCATCAGGTATTCACCGACTTCTAATTTAGCATCATCCATCATTTTATTAAAATGTGCTACCGGATCGGCATTAAACATTTTTTCAGCCACTCCTGCGTAACCGGAATGCGCTATATCATCCATCATTTGCTTTTGTGCCCCGATAAGATTACCGCTTGCTTGTAATGCTTTTATTTTTTCTTTTTCCTGATCGGTAAGGATTACGCCATAACGCTGCATTTTTTGAAGGCCTTCCGCCGGGTTGCTTAATGCCTTCCCGTACATTATAGCCGTTTCTGAAAGTCCGTGATTAGTTTGTTTTGCAATGTCAGCCACCAACCCCATAGATGACTGAAAAACATCTTTTGTAATTGCAGGAAATGTAAGCAATTGAGATGACATATCCATAATGTCAACTCGTGAGGCTTGAATTTTTGATGAAAGTTCTTTTGCAAATCCTGAAATGTCACTAATAGCCATTCCAGCCTTACCACTTGTTGCATCTAAGTTAGCTTCTACTTTTGCCGTTTCCTGTTCTAATAAATGAAAAGCCTCATATCCTTCCTTCGCAAAATTGACAATCTGATAAGCACCAAAAGCAATGCCTAAAGCCGTACCGATTCCGGCAGCCATACTTTTTACACTACCTAAAGTTGATTCAAGATGTTGAGCGTGCGAAGTAGCCCCGGAAAGAGCCGGTGAAAGATTATCTTTTAAGTTAAGAATATATTCAACTATGTTGCTCATTTGAATTCTGTTTGATAGAGTACTTGTGCGAGGTATTTCGATTCTCCCCACGCTGCAAAAAATTCATCTTCTGTGAGGTCGTATGGGTTTATATGCAAACAGCCCTTAATTAGGGCTGCCATTTGATTATATAGTGATTCTGCAACCAGAGTCTCACTGTCGGCTATTTTTTTTTAAAGGCGTTGGCTGCGACTTCTAAGAAAGTTAAACATGTTGTAGCCATTCCAATACGGTATTTGTCACAGGAGTTTGATTTGGAAAACGTTCTTTCGTCTGAATCTTCTTCAATGGTAAGTACTCCCCTCATTTCTTCTGCTGCCAAAAATGGGTCTGTAGTAGAAAGTTTACCCATTGCCATTAATTTCTGTTGATATGATGGTTCTTTTAAATATCCGACAATTCTTTCATTGTCTTCACCTAATCCGATATAAACGTGAACTTTTGCAACGTTGTATTTTTTTGCGAGTACTCCGGCTGCCTGTTCGTAAAGAGTAATTTCTTCGTCCGTAATTTCAGGACTTAATTTTTCTGTTTTTTTCATTTTTCTGTTTTTTTTTCTGAAACCGACCCTTTCGGGCCGGAACAGAATTAATGTTCAATATCTGCGATAATAAGAGGTAATTTCACAAGTAACTTTGTGTCTCCTTCTTTTGCGTCAAAAGGATCTTCCAAAAATTCTACACCCTGAAGAATGTCAATTGTTACATCTGCCATTGATGTACCATAAGTAACAGAGATAGGAAACCAACCAATAGCTAAAGGATTTTGTGAAGGTGAAGCTGCAATAACTTTTGTCCATTCAGACCGAAGTACCTCAATTGAACCATCACATTCTTCTTTGCCATAACCACGTGATACGGGCTTTGTGCCGGCACCGTAATTATTAGTCTTTGCCTGTTTCTTTTTGTATGAAATAGCCGTAATTCCTTGCACAGGAACACCAAACAGTTCTAAGACAATTCCTCCCCATGAGTATTCTGTTCCATTAACTAAAAATGTTGCCATAATTTTTTATTTAAAACTGATTGGTATTGAAATGTTACGTGCGATTCCGTCCTCGTTAAGAACTACATTAATGACCAATTTACTTGTCATTGTTACGTTCTGCGTTGGATCAATATACACATCGGATTTACTTACTACACTTAAATCACCGTCTCGCTGCATTTGATAGAGTGGTTTTAAAGCCAATCCTGAAATATAGTTTATCGTTGAAGTTGCAAGTGTGCCGTCTGCATTCTTAAAAAGCCGTCCTTTAAGAGTTGGTAAAACAGTTGAATAAATACCTCTACAGGCTTTGTCAATTACTCTATTGTCATTTATGTAAGCATAATCAGAACTTATAGATATTGACGTATGATTGTCATTAAAATAAGTCCCGGCACTACCTACATACTTTTGACCAAATACATGTCTCTTTGCATCGATAGCATCAAGAGCATTACTCGAAAGAGCAGAAAGAAGTTGACCATTTGCAAAAGCAGGGACATCATTTTCAGTTCCGTTCGATAAATTGAATTTATCAATTATGTTACCGAAATCCTCGCTTACAGCCGAAAGACTCAAAAGTCCTAAAGCAATGCCGAGTTGAGTTACAGACTTACCATAAGCACCATATAGTTGAGCACCTAAAGCACCGCCATCCTGTCCTATGATAGAAGTCGCTTTATTCGCTGATAACGTGCTTAAATCCGGTACGGTGGTAATATCTACCGTTCCTGTCAAGTCTCCTGCATATAAAGCACTCAAAGGGGCATGATAAGCATCGTTATTTGTCTTAATTTCTAAATCAATAGCGATTAAATCGGCATTCGAATAAGTTGCATCCTTAAAAACTCCTACCTGTCTTAATTTACCATTTGCAAAACTCTGCATTGTGGTAATTTCAGAGAATGTATAAGTCGAAGGAACGGTGAATATTCCTACAAATAATTGTCCCGAAGGATTGCCCCGGAAAAATTCAGCAATATGATAATGCCAAACAGCCAATTTAGAACCGGTACCACCTGAGAAAGCAGTTTGAGCAGGAGCACCACCACTTACAGAAGGATTAATCCCCTTTAACATGTTTGTGTTTGCACTTAATCCTAAATTTGCAGGAGCTAAAACAGTAATAGCATCTACCATGGTTGTTGCCGAATACCCTGTCAGATATGTTTGACTATTAATAAGAGCAACTATATTATTAGCTACTGTTGTTGCTGTCGTATCTGAAGAAGTGGTCGTATAATTAGCTAAATAGAATAATATCGTTCCAGTTGCGTTTGAAACCCATATAGTAATTGATGACCCAACGGGAGGAAGTGTGGCAACAGAATAAACACCCGTCGCTCTTGTTGCATCAGGATAAGTATTCACAATCCCTGCGTTTTCGGCATCGATAGGAGAATAACACTGAAGTATGCTTCCCGATGGGAATCCTGTAGGTTTCGTTCCGTAAAGAACTAATCCGGATATGAAATCTTCCCCGGCAGCTTGTCGCCCGCTTGCACCTTGACCTTTAATAAAAGTTATGTCGTCTCGCATTTTGTTTCGTCTTTAATTTCCGTTTCAACTTCTTTTTTTACATCTTTCGGTTCATCTTCTTTTTTAGGTCGACCAGGCTTTTTTAAATCTTCACGGTCGATCTGTTCGCCTCCATAATTGGGGTGAAGGTGAAAGTTTTCACCTACGACCCAAATCGTATTTACATGAGGTAGTGCCTCAAAAACTTTCTTTATGTCCATGATTATTGTGCTAAGCGACCAGTTTCAACCCATTTTGAACCGTCAATAAAGATACGGATAGCAATAATATGATAATTCCTATAAACTTTTTCATGTTTTTATTATTTTTGAGTTTAAAAATAAGGGGAGGCTTTCATCTCCCCCTTAGATTATACTGTGAATATTCCGGCTGTCAAAGTCGTGTATAAAAACACTTTTTCAGAATAACCGTATTGTGTGTCAAATTTCATCAACCCTTTCAAGAAGAAAGTTTCTGCATTTGGAAGT